TTATATAGAAATTATTCCTAATAACGATAACCTACATCCTAAATTAGCTTCAACAGTAGCAGTATATTTAAGACCATTAAATCATAAAGAGGGGTATATTATTCCTATAGATCATGATGAAGGAATATGTATTTCGAAAGAGCGTCTCTCTACGGTTTTAGATGAGTATTCAACTCTATATACCTTAAATAGAAAAGACTTACTGTATCACATTAATACCCATGGATTATTAGATGTATCATTACTTTATTCAATGATAGAATACGATAGATTAGATATTTTTAATAATAATAAAGTATACAATTGGTACTATAGTAAACATGCCGACCATTTAGACATAAATAAACTTATACCTATAAGTAAGCATCATGAAAAATGCGAAGAAAATTACTCTAAATTAAAATATTTATTTGATATAGAGCTTCCTTCGGGGTTTGAGTTTTATAATGAACTGAGCACTAACGTATTTTACTTAGTTGAACAGCAAGGTTTAGGAATATTTCATAATGCCTTTGTAGAGTTATTTAATCCTAAGAATGCTCTTTATAATATAATTAATAATTCAGTACTAACATCTTATAATTTATATAATGCTACGTCTAGACCTACTAATGCTTTCAATAGCGTTAATTTCGCTGCTATTCCTAAATCTGAGAAACATAGAAAATGTTTCAAACCTCAAAACGACAAGTTTATTGAGTTTGATTTTGACGGTTATCACTTGCGTTTACTTTGTGATCAGATCAATTTTAAGTTAACTGAAGAATCAGCTCATAAACAACTTGCTAAAATATACTTCGATAAAGAAGATATAACAGAAGATGAATATTCTGAAGCAAAACAGCTTAATTTTCAAGCAATTTATGGAAAAATACCAAAAAAATATAAAAATTTAGAGATTTTTAAATTAATACAAGATTATATTGATAAGATGTGGGAAAACTATCAAGAAAAAGATAAAGTACTTAACCCACAGTCAGGAAAACCTTTTACTAATAAGCTAAAAAGGATGAATCCTGCAAAATTAATGAATTATATGATGCAATCTTTAGAAACATCTAATAATGTTTTAATACTTAAAGATGTTCTAAGGTACTTAAAAGATAAGAAGACTAAAATAGCTTTATACACTTATGATGCTATATTATTCGACTTTTCTAAGGAAGATGGTAAACAAACTTTACTAGATATAGAGAAAATTATGAGTAGGGAAGGTAAATTCCCAGTCAAATATAAATTTTCAAATAACCTAGTTTTGTAAATTAATTAAATATTTATAAAAAATGCAAATAGTTACAGAAAAAGTAAACTTCGGGTACGATCCTGATAGAATTACATTAAATGAAGATATGAGTAACAAGCTTTTCTGCACCTTCTCAACTGAGAGTGATTTAGATAATACACTTCAAGTAATAGAGGGTAAATATAACATTATCTATAACAAAATTTTTGTCTTATACGCTAAAAGCCAAGACGAATATATTTGTACCTATAATGTTGATTTTGGAAACGTTTCTAATTTTTTAGAAAATACTATACTCGTACATCGTAAAAAAGAATCTAATACACTTTATACGATAAACGCACTAAACACAGTTATAAAAGAATTAAACGGAGGAGTTTTAGATACATCCTATAGAATAAATTGGAATGATTATAGAAATTGTATACTATTAACTAAAGGTTCTGAACTAAAAAGAATCAATACAAAACTTTTTCGTATAATAGAGTTGGAAAATTAAAATTATTTTCCTATATTATTTAAATAAGTTATACTAAAATAAAAAAGTTATACTATGGATCTTAACGCAATTAAACAAAAGCTTAATGCTTTAAACAATGAGAATAATTCTCAAACTGAAAAGACAGACTATTCTAAAATATTCTGGAAACCTGAATTAGGTAAACAAGTAGTACGAATTGTACCTTCAGTCTTTGATCCTGCATTTCCTTTTAAAGAGTTAAAGTTTCACTACGGGGTTGGAAAATATCCTATGGTAGCTTTATCTAATTTTGGAAAGCAAGATCCTGTTGAAGAATTCGTAAAAGAACTAAAGAAAACATCTGATAGAGATAATTGGTCTTTAGCTGGTAAATTAACTCCTAAAACTAGAATCTTTGCTCCTGTAGTTGTTAGAGGACAAGAAGATCAAGGAGTAAGATTATGGGGCTTCGGGATTACAATATATAAAGCTTTATTAGCTCTAGCTGAAGATGAAGATGTAGGTGATTATACTGACGTTATTAATGGATGGGACTTAGTTGTAGAACAACAACAAGGTAATCCTTACCCTACTACAACAGTTAGAATTAAACCTAAGCAAACTCCTTTATCAGATAATAATGATTTAGTTGATACTTGGTTGAAAACTCAACCTAATCCGACTGAAGTATTTACTCAGTATGATTATGACTTCATAAAGAAGCAACTTCAAAATTATTTATCTCCAGGAGAAGAATCAGGAGATACTCTAACTAATAATACTAAGCCAGAAAGCTCGAGTCAAAATTCTGACTTTACTTTGGAAACAGCTACTGCTGGCAACCAAACTAAAGTAGAAAAATTTGACGATTTATTTAACGAGTAATTATGGCAAAGAAGAAAACTATTGCAGCAGCTACTAAAGCTGTCAAGGCAAATTTTGATTTAGGTAAATTTAAAAAGAAGAAAGGTTTTTCTAATGCTTCTGTAAAATTTAAGGAGCAAGGATGGATTCCATTATCAAAAGCCTTTCAAGATATTACATCATTGCCCGGTATACCTACCGGACATATCACTCTATTGCGTGGACATAGTGATACGGGTAAGACGACTGCCCTAATTGAAGCAGCGGTGAGTGCTCAAAAAATGGGCATTCTCCCCGTCTTCATTATCACTGAGATGAAATGGTCTTGGGACCATGCAAAAGAGATGGGATTAGATATTACTGAAATGAAAGACGAATCAGGTGATATTATTGATTATGATGGATTTTTCTTATATGCTGATAGAGGTACATTAAATACTATAGAAGATGTAGCAGCTTATATGGCTGACTTAATGGACGAACAGACTAAAGGAAACTTACCTCATGATATGGTATTTTTATGGGATTCAGTTGGTTCAGTACCATGTGATTTATCTGTAAGATCTAATAAGAATAATAATGAGTGGAATGCAGGAGCTATGTCTACTCAGTTTGGTAATAATCTTAATCAAAAGATTTTATTATCTAGAAAATTAGGTAATCCGTATACTAATACATTAGTAGCGATTAATAAAGTATGGACTCAGAAACCTGAATCTCCTATGGGTATGCCGAAACTTCAAAATAAAGGAGGTATGTCTATGTGGTATGATTCAACGTTAGTAGTTACTTTTGGTAATATTACTAATCCGGGTACTTCTAAAATAAAAGCTATTAAGAATGGATTACAAGTAGAGTTCGCTAAAAGAACTAACGTACAGATAGAAAAGAATCATATAGGCGGTGTTCAATCTAGAGGAAGAGTTGTAATGACTCAACATGGATTTATTCCAGATGATAAACGAGCTATAGATAAGTATAAAGATCAGTATAAAGATCACTGGTTGAAACTTGTTGGTAGTTTAGATTTTGATTTGATTGAAGAAGGAGATCTAGAAGAAGAAAACATAACACCGAATCTATTAGATTAATGAGTAAATCGTACGATAATATCTTATCTAACCTTAAAGAAACCCCACCCCGTGAGCTAAACGACCATATCTTGGTTGTGGATGCTATGAATACTTTTATTCGTAGTTTCTCTATGCTCAAAGCAATGAATCCGCAAGGTCACCATATCGGAGGCCTTGTTGGCTTCTTGCGTTCTTTAGGTTATGTAACTCGTATATTTGAACCTACGAGAATATTATGCGTATTTGATGGTAAAGGATCTTCTGTAAATAGAAAAAATATAGATCCTAATTATAAAGCTCATCGGACTAATACTAGAATAACTAATTGGGGTATGTTTGATAGTAAAGCCGAAGAGTATGAATCATTAGCAGCACAAGTAGATAGATTAAAAGACTATTTAGATTGCTTACCAGTGCATTCATTAGAAATGGAAAAATTAGAAGCCGATGATATTATTGCATATATGGCATTACAAGCTTCTAAATCTAATAAAAAAATTACTATAGTATCGTCTGATAAAGATTTTTTACAATTAGTAAATAAAAATGTTGAAGTTTATTCTCCTATAAAGAAAACTGTAATAAATACTGATAATATAAAAGATCATATTGGAGTATTACCTGAAAATTATAGTATAGTAAAAGCACTATTAGGAGATAATTCGGACGGGCTGAGTGGAGTTAAAGGATTAGGTCTTAAAACTATTATAAAAGAGTTTCCTTTAATGTCGAGAAAACCAGTAAGTGGTTTACAGTACATTTACGATATATGTGAAAAGAGATTAGAAGATAAAAAAATATTTGCTAAAATACTTCACAATTGGGGTAAAGTAGAGACAAATTATGATTTGATGAATTTACATGAAGGACTGTTGGATAATAGCGAAAAAAATCATATATTTGATACTATAAAAGATAATGTACCTAACCTACAAGTAGGAGCTTTTTTACACCTTTTAGATACTGATAAGATAGAAGGTATAACTAAAAATACTGAAGGTTGGTTACAAAATTTTAGGGGTTTAACGGTTTTTAAATAAAAGTTATGACATTACAAAAATTAAATGCTTACGGTAAAGCTTTCCAGTTAAAGGTATTAGGATCGCTTCTAACCGATAAAGCTTTTCTACTTAATATTAGAGACGTATTAAAAGAAGAGTATTTCGATTCAGATGCTCATAAATGGATTATTAAACAAGTAGTTGAATATTTCGATAAGTATCATACTACTGTTACCATGGACGTACTTAAAGTAGAACTTCAAAAGGTTGAAAACGATGTTCTTCAAGTTGCGCTTAAAGAAGAACTTAGAAACTCTTATCAATCTTCTCAAGACGATTTAGAATACGTACAAGAAGAGTTTCATAACTTTTGTAAGAATCAAGAAATGAAAAGTGCTATATTAGATTCTGCTGATTTATTGAAAGCTGGAGATTATGATGGTATTAGAAATATGATCGAAAAAGCTTTAAAAGCAGGATTAGATAAAAATATAGGTCACGAATTTGAAAAAGATATTGAATCAAGATATAGAGTTGATTACAGACCTACTATACCTTCTCCTTGGCCAGTACTTAATGATGGTATTCAAGGTGGTTTCGGTCCTGGTGATTTAACTATTATATTTGGTAGTCCTGGAGGAGGTAAATCTTGGACTATGGTTGCAATAGCTGCACATGCAGTAAAGATGGGGCATAAGGTTAATTTTTATACTTTAGAATTAGGTGAAGATTATGTTGGTAAAAGATTCGATTGTTATTTTACTGGTTACGGAATAGAAGAAATAAATAAACATCGTAAAGAAGTTCAACAGCACGTTAATAATCTAAAAGGTAAATTAATTATTAAAGAATATGCTCCTAAATCTGCTTCTATTTCTACTATAAAAGCTCATGTTCAGAAATGTATCGATATGGAACATAAACCTGATATGATAATTATAGATTATGTTGATTATTTAAAGCCTCCGAGTAAAGGAAAATATCAAGATAGAAAATTTGAAATAGATGATAATTTTATAGCTACTAAAGGACTAGCTAAAGAATTAAAAATTCCTGTTCTTACTCCTTCTCAAGTAAATAGAATGGGTGCTAGAGATAGTATCATAGAAGGAGATAAAGCAGCAGGTTCCTATGATAAGATGATGGTAGCTGATTTATGTCTATCGTTATCCAGACAAAAGGAAGATAAAGTTTTAGGTACGGGTAGAGTTCACGTTATGAAGAATAGATATGGAATGGATGGAATGACGTATAACGTAAAAATGGATACAAATAATGGTCATATATCGTTTGAAGGTAAAGCTAATCCTGATGAATTACTTGATAATTCACAAACTAGCCCTCATGCTGATATAGCGAAGAAATTTTTTAGTCTCGATGGTGCAGAAAGCTAGATATATATTATATTTATTAAAGCGTCCTTTCGAGAATCTTCGGGGGCGTTTTGTGTTTAACCTAAATAAAATTTATTAATATGAGTTTACTGAAAGAAAGGGTTGTGTATAAACCCTTCGAATATCCCAAAGCATTTGATTACTATATGAAACAACAACAGGCACATTGGCTATGGACTGAAGTACCCATGGCACAGGACGTGACTGATTGGAAGACTACTTTGAAAGACCACGAAAAAAATATAGTTGGAGGGATATTGAAAGGATTTGCACAAACTGAAACAGTAGTAAACGATTATTGGACTGGATTAGTTACAGGATGGTTTAGAAAACCAGAAGTTATAGCTATGGCTACTACATTTGGTTGTTTTGAAACTATACATGCTGAAGCTTATTCATTATTAAACGAACAGTTAGGATTAGATAATTTTGCTGAATTTTTAGAAGATGAAACTACGATGGCAAAAATAGAATCTTTAATGAATGTTAGAGATGCTCATGACGGTACTCCTAATTGGCATGAAAGAGCTAAATCATTAGCTATATTTTCAGCATTTACT